ATCTCTAATTACATTTAATTGCCCCTGTGAATCCCGCCTTACAGATGTTACCCAGACATAATGCTTATACTTTTCAAAATAATGTTCTAATCGGGCTATAACAGTATCGGTAATAGGTGTTCTAAAACAGCTTGGTTTAATTTTTAGATATTTATTTTTTTCTGGGTTCATTTTTTTTCCTATTGTCCAAACATTCCTGACATATGAATTTCTCTGTTGGGTTCCCATCCTCAAAACATTGAAGAAGAATTGCATTAGTTTTTTTACATTTATAACACATTGTATTCCATTCAATAGAACATGGCTCTGTCGGTGAAAATTCTTTTGCACTACTATTTGAATTCTCCAACAATGCTTTAATGTGCGCCCTCATAAATATCTCTTTCATATCCTCTATCCTTCCATACCCAAAATTTAGAATAAAATTCCAAAAGATTTTAAATGTAACCCATTCACCATTTCTAAAAATTCTACCCTTAATATTTTACTTTTCTTTCAAGAGTCTATCTATCATCTGATTTTTCTGTGAAGAACCAGATGAACTTCCAAAATAATATTGAACTACACTAGTAACCATACCTGCAAGCGTTCCCAACATTATCAATAATGCATCTTTGGCTGTAGGAGGAACTGTAACAAAAATTAAAGTGATTAGAATACCAAAAAATCCAGTGATTGCAATTATTGCTAAATTGCGAGGAGTTTTATCTTTTGTTGCAATTTCTCTTTCCCTGGCAGATTTTCTATCTTCTGATAGAATTTGCTCTAATTCGTTTTGTTTACCCTTGAGAGAAAGTTCATAATCCTGTAAGGCTTTTGCTGTCTTCTCTATCATCTCATTGTCTTTTAATATACCCGTTTTTTGAAGAACATCAACAACCCCGCCAGCTAAACCTTTATCACCAAATAAACCCTTGAAAATGTCTAAACTTATTATGCCCATTTTATTCTCCTTTAATTTTTATTGTAATGCTTCCTTTAATCCCCCCAAAAATTCACTTCTCTTTTTTATCTTTCCTTCCCTCTTTTGAAATCCTTGTATTATTGCTACTTTTCCTTCAGTGGAATGTGCATGGAATAATGCTCTTCCAAGAGCTGAACCATGCTTAGCTACCAACAGGGACATCAATTGATTATCAATATTTACACTTTCAGAAAGGGTTGAAATATCCTCTTGGGTTAATTCCTCGCCTTCCATCAATCTTAATAGAATAGATTTATTCTTATAATATTGTATGGCTCTATCTTTTCTAACTTTTTTAATATCTTCTCTAGCCTTTTCTTGTATGCCATAATCAGACACTCTAATAAATCTACTTAATGCAGGTTCTAAAAATGGAACTTTATATATTTTTTCTAATTCACCTTTAATTGCTTGAGGATTATCGCCTCTAAATCTGTATATAGATGATCCACCCATAGAGTTAGCAGTATGCTTTAGCATTGCTATTAATGCCCCCTTTCCACCTGCCTCATACATTTTTTCGGGTAGGACATAACTCCCCTTCCATGCATCATACGGATTTTTACCTGTCATATAATATAACCAATCAATACCAACTTGTATCCATGGATTTAGGCTAGAATATGGCATTTGTCCGTTTGCAAAATCAAGTAAGGATTGATAATCTTCTAATTTCCTAGAATTCATAACATTATAAAATATACCACCTACTAATTGTCCCTGGAAATCGTGTGGCTTAATAAAATATACTGCCTTACCACTTACAGATAATCCCAGAGGAAAAACTACATAATTCTCCATATCTCTATCTGGAATCTTGCTCATTATAGTAGCTACTCCAGTTCCCAAGAAACCTAATTTTGCTATCTGCATTATCGTTTTTGGCAATATATCGTATTTTGCAGTCTTCCATGCATAGGATAGCGGATTTTCTTTTGCAGACTCAATTGCAGCTCTCATTCCTTGAATACCAGCGTTTGAAAAAACAAATAGAGTATTAAGAGTTCTTGTTCTAATTCCACCTTCCAATAAATCGGGAGTTCCTACTCTAGTTCTAATTAGGTGTCCTACCCTATGAGCTGTGGTTCCTGGCATAGTTTCTTTTAAATATATTTTTCCAGCTACCTTAGTAAGTCTTTCTGATATTCTACCGGGCTTATCAAGAGCATTCCATAACTTTATAAAGGGTAGAGTTGCATAATATATGGGGGTATTAGGGTTAGGTTTTCCTAAACTTAATATTTCGCTTGCCATAGCTATTTCTGGTGGTATATCCCTTCCTCTCCAGAATCGTAAAGGAGTAAGCATCCTCTTTTCATACATTTCACGCATTAACTCAGTAGACTCTCCCCTCATTACATCTTTCCATACATGAGGTAAGGCTTTAGGTACTAGCTTCAAAATCTTCCAATAGCTTGCATCAGGTAACTGTTTTGCTGTTGCTGATATATCACGGTAAAATAAATTCCAAATAGCCCAGGGTGGATTTTTACCAACTACCAAGTCTTTAAATGGAACAGTTAGCGTTTCAAGGGTTCGCATAATTAGGCTGGCCTCATGAGGGCTTCTATTAAAACTTTCAGCAATTTCTTTAGGAACATAAAAAGCTTCTACTTTGCCTTCATGTAGATATGATACCATGCCTACCTTTGGATTTATTGGTTCTATCGGGACATTAACTTTGCCATTGAATTTATATTCTGCTAGAAGGATCTGATCTTGAAAACCATTATTTTTAAGCCAATCCATGCTACCCTTTTTAACCATTTTAGTTATAGCAGATTTTAAAAGCACAAAATCTTTCATCATAAGAGCAGTAAAGGGATTTATAATATCTTCAAAAGTTCCTATCTGTTTAAATATCTGCCCGGATACTCCTTTTCCATAAGTTCTCTCTATATATTTATGAGGTAAAAATGTGGCATAATATTTATTATCCTTAATTATTGATATTAGTTCTGGTGTAAACATTTCAGATTGCTCTAAAACAGGTATTATATTCTTTACTCTGGCTTCAACTATTTTATCTATGTAATCTAATATCTGGCTATATTTTTCTTCACCAAATTTATTTTTCAGAAATTCTAATTCCTTTAAAGCAGTTTCGGGGGTATGCCCCTTTGGATTAAAAATATTACTTCGTTCATGTATAACTCTATTAGCAAATTCTACCATTCCAACATCATCTATTGATATTTTATTTTTCAATGCGGGATTTAGAATATTGTTTGTTATATCTCTAAGATGTTGATAAAATTGACCACTAATATAAGGCATTTCCTCTATAAGATATAAGGGATTTTCTTCATTTGAAATCTTCTGCCCCGTTTTTCTTTCTACCCTTTTTATTGCATCTATTATACCACCATTTTTTGTTATAAATTCTCTTTTAATAGCTTCCCATACATTTATGCCCTTTTCTGGAGATTCAAATAATGCCTTGGTTCCCTCTTGCATCATTTTAGTAAGTTCGTTATGTCTACTTTCTATTATTGTATTTTCATTTGTTAATCTATCTTGTATATTTTCATACGCCTTTTTAAATTCAGGTTTTTTATCTATATTCTTAAAAAAGTTATCCACAAAAATAGGAGCTTTTTCTAATAGTAAGGAAGGTTCATTTATGAGAACACTAAATGCATCTGCATATAATTCGTCTGGAGAATATCTATATCGTGTAAATCTAATATTCTCTGCCTCATTAAAAGGTTTCCATATTTGAGATACAACTTTCAATTCGTCCATGATTTGTTTTTTTAAAAGTGGAGAAGATATATCAGATGTCCATTTGATAGCTTTTCCTAATATTTGATAATCCTGTGGTAATTTTTCAACATGATGTCCTATTTCGTGAGCCAAAGTCTTTTTTGCAACTTCTGGAGTTTTGGCTGTTTCTGCCTTTAAATATGTTTTACCTTCTCTATATTGCCCAAGAGCTTTTCCCATTCCAGCTCTTAATTTACTTACAATTGTAGGAACTTCTCCTTTTGAGATTTTTGCTGATAATTCAACAATTTCAGGTAATTCAGAAATAGGTAATATAGATTTCTGAGGAATAAATGGTTTAGCTGGTAATTCCATTTCCCTTAACGCATAATCTCCCATATCAGCAATGGCTGATATTCCACCCGGCACGCCACCTTCTTTATAAAATTTATATTGCTCTAATATTTCCTGCCTTTTACCACTATTCAAATCTTGAATAATAGCTTGTTGTTTTTGAGTTAAGGGTTCATCTCTTAATGCTTTATCAATTGTTTTTAGTGTTTCTTTTTTAAGATACCCCTTATCTTGAAAATATTTAGGAAAGGTAGAGGGGATTGATATAAATTTTCCTTCTTCGTTAGTTACTTTTTTCCCAGCTTCACCCTGTATAATATCATTCCTAACCATATTTAAGGTCTTTTTATGAGATTCGGATAACTTTAGAATATCCCTCTCAATAGGAATTTCTTCAGCCTTTCTTCTCATTTCTACTACAGTTTTGGCATATTCGCTTTCAGCTTGTTCCTTTGACATAGCTGCATATCTATTTAATTTATCAGTATATGCCATTTTAACTAATTCTCTTTGAATATCATCAGCAGGTATATTGTTCTTTTCAATTTCCTTTGCTGATTTTAATATATCCTTTGATGTTATTTCCTTCCCTAATTTTTTAGAGATTTCAAGAGCAACAAATTCTGTATGTTTGGGATGGGTCTCAAGAGATTTTAATCTTATGATGGATCGTGCTTGTTCTGGTGTAAATGATTTAATTGGCTCACTAATGGGGGTAAGAGCTTCTGGAGACATTTCTTTTTCTGTCTTAATAACAACTGTTCCTTCTTCCCATACCCCGGTTACTTTACCACCTTTTTTTTCTATTTCTTTAGGATCAACTTTATATACTATTTGATCCTTGTTATACGATGTTGCTATTTTTCTAGCCATGGCTTCAGCAGTTTCTTTAGCTTTTGGACCCCCATATATATAAGAATCTCTAAAGGGTTTTTTTGCATTATCTACTCTATAATATTCTTCACCAGCAGTCTTATATATTTCTTCTTTTATAGGCTCTGGGGTTTTTTTAATGTCGATAAATTTCCCACCTTCGGGGGGAGATACTTCATACCGTTCTGCTTTTTCTATAGCCTCAAGCTTTTTAATAGCTTCGGCATCATATCGTATTCCTTTTGTTTCTTTACCACCAATACGCCCAAGAACAATACCTAGCCCACCTGCTGTTACAGCTTCTTTATATTCTCCTTTTGCAAGCGGTTCTGTAGCAAATAATCCACCTGTTGCAATTGCTTTTTTAGTAGGGGGAAGTCCCAGACCACTTATCAATTCTAACCCCTTTCCTGTTATAGCCCCTCTAAATCCACCTATTAAGGAATTCACAAGTCCTTTATCAGATTCTCTTAAGGCATCCACTACAGCCATTCCTATGGTAGGTCCCTTTAGTGCAACTATGGGTCCATACTCAGCTAGGGTTCCGGGCAGAGCACCTATGCCCTGTGTAAATTTATCCAGTAAACTATCATAATCCTTAACTTCTTCAATAGATGGTGCAACTCGTTCTGCGGCATCTCTTAAATATTTTTCAGCGATTTTAAATGAATCACTTTTAGGAAGACCTGTTATTGCACTAACTTTATCTACAATTTTAGCTTCCAGTCCTGGGATATTAGCAAGTAAATGATACATATTAGCAAAAGATTGCCTTGCACCTATGCTAATATCTTTACCTAATCGTTTAACTCCACTAATTGTTCTTTCTGGTATTTCTTTTATGGTAGGGACTATTAATTCTTTAATAATGGATGGTCTTTTGGGTTCCTCATAAAGTCCCCCTTGCTTTTCCATTGTTCTAGTAACATTAAATTTTTCAGGTTGAGACAGTTGTCTCCAATCTGGGAGCTGTGATATGTTTTTTAGATAGGATTTAAAAACATTATTTTTTTCTTCATCTGTAATTTGTTGCCAATCGGGAGTCTTTATTATTGATTCCCAACTTGGTAATCCATTCATTTCAATCCACCCTTATATTTATTGATATAATCTTCGGCAGTGCCAGGAATAGGAGTACCAGGAGTAGGTGTAGTTTTTGGATATGTAACAGGTTGCTCTGCTCTCTCTCTCATTATTTTAAGAATATTAGGATCGGCAAGTTGTGATGCTCTAGTCCAATAATATTCCCAAAATTTTTCAAGTTGTTTAGGAGTAATTCCTTCTGTTGGGCTAGTAATTTGATCGGGATTTTGTAAATAGTAGGTAATTGCTGTTTTATTTAATCCTAAAAGTTTTAAGGCGTATTCTTGAGAATCTTTACTAATTTCCACAACTCTATCTTCAATCTGTTTTTTAGTAGTTCCAGCTTTTCCAACTGAATCCTCTGTTGTTGGTAAACCCCCAATTCCTGAAATTCCCTTTTCTCGGTAACCTGCTATACCAGCCTCTCCATATTGAGATTTAATCTGTTGCCCAAGCCCCGTTAACCCTTCTGGGGTTGTTAATTCTCTTTCCCTTGTATCTCTTTCTATTCCAGCTCTATAATGAGAAATATCTATTTTCTTTCCTATCATACTTGTTTCTGTTTCCATTTCGTTCAGCATACCTAATTTGCTAGGAAGGGACATATCCTTATCATCCATTATATTTTTGAGTCTTCTCATAGATTTAGAGGCGTCTGTTTCCCAAGATGACATTGGAGTATATTGAGTTTGTGGGTTTAATCTATTCATAATAGGAATATAAGTATTATTATATACATCCGTTTTTGCTGCATCGGGTAAATTATCGTTTTGCATAATATTTAGAGATATATTTAATTTCTGAATATCTCCTTCTAGCTTTCTTCTAGCTCTTTCTTCCTTCATAGCCCAGATTTGGGTTCCCATTTGAAATCCACCTGCTAACCCACCACCAAATGCACTATACGGATCTTGATATTGAAAATTTGGCATATTATACCCCCTCTTGATAATTAGTTATATCAATCATTAACATTTTATTTACCAATTCTTGTATATCTGGTGTATAAATAATTTCTGGAACATTAACATAATCCCCTCCAGCTGCTATTCCTATCCCTGTTCCTATTATCTGTCCCATTAACTGCATTTGCCCTGCTTCCTTCATAGCTGCTATTTGTGCTCGCTGCCATCTATCTTGTTGATATGGTTGTAATGCAGCTAAATATTGACCTGTTAAATTGCCATACATTCCAGGCGCACCACCTAGCCCAGCTAACCTTTGTTGTTGTAATCCACTTCTAACACCCACCATTTGACCGTATCCCTGTCCAGCCATCTGTTGCTGTCCCATCATCTCTCCACTTAATGCACCCCTTATTCCTGCAGCAGTAGTTAACATACCCCTTCTTGCTTCTTCTCTAGTAATCTCAGCACTTTCTTTAGCTTGACCAAGAGTTTGTATACCAGCAGTAGTTTGCTCATATTGGGAACCTAATCTAGCAGACAATTCCTCTCTTGTCATTTCTTCCTGTTTTCCAAGTGCTCGTTCAAGTCCAGGAGATACAGGTAATTCACCCCTTAATGCTCTTAATTGGTATTCTGAGGTTTCTTTTTGTAGACTATATGTTCTCTGTTGCTCTGGAGTCATATACCCCATCATTTCTTCTTCATTCCGAAATCTCTTAAAAGTATCAGGATTGATACCTGAAAATACCATCTGCTGATTGATAAATGCTTGTTCCATCTGCCATTGTTTTTGTTGTGAAGGCGTCATCTTTGCATATTGGGCTTCCCATGGAATCCGTTCAAGTGTTCTCTTTCCATCAATTTCTACAATTCTATAACCTAAATCTTCCATAAGGTAGGGCATCAATAATTGAGTAAGCTCATCTTGTCGTTTGAGGTTTTCTAATATATATCGTTGTATCTGTGCCTCTGCATCTTCTCCCTGTTGTCCCCAATCTATTTTACTTGATAACCCTTCGCCTGGTCTTGCCATATATTTACTCCTTTTTTATAATTTAATTAATTATAATTATTATTAAAATAAAATTATCTCATATACTCTATATTCAATAGTAAAAGAATTAACAGTATGTCCATTAACAATCCTAAGGTATACACTTTCGGCGCCTACTGTTCCTGTCCTTATTATATAAGAGTGAACACTTGGACTCACTAGTTCACCACCTGTAACATCAACACCATAGGTATATGATTGAGTAGCAGCAGATGAGCACCAAATAGAATGAAGATAAAAACAATGAAGCTCTCCTTTTGTGGTAGAAATAGTAATATCTTGTACTGAATTCGATAGAACAAGTATATTACCAGATGCAACTAGATTAGTAGAAAATATGCTTTGTTCAATTATCCAATTAGTATTATTTGAAATAATTGAAACACCATAATATTGATTTGTTAATATTTTTGTTGCTACACCATCAATAGTTTCAGCACCATTCCCATCTATTGTTACTGTATTTATAGTGGAATCTGTCTTTTTAATGATAAACTTTTTCCCCTTACAACCCACCGCAGTCGGTAGGGTTACGGTAAACGCTGCAGTTGTAGCATCACATAAAATTGTTTTATCGTTTAGGGTAGCAGTATAGGCAGCTGTTTTAGTGACAACAGAATCTTCTAACGCATTTACATTGATATTATAAACAATTATCCAATTAGCATTGTCTGAAATAATATCTATACTTTGATACTGATACTGTAATATCTTTGTTGCTACACCATCAATAGTTTCAGCACCATTCCCATCTATTGTTACTGTATTAGTAGAAGAATCTATCTTTTTAATAATAAATCGTTTATCTCTATTACCTACCGCAGTCGGTAGGGTTATAGTAAAAGCTCCAGCTGTAGCATCGCAGAGAATTATTTTATCGTTTAGGGTAGCAGTATATGCAGCTGTTTTAGTGACTAAATCGGGATATATATACCATTGAGTAGTTTGTGTTAATTGTTTTAAGAGGTATCGTAATCTATGAATTTCGTCTTGTGAATCGGTTGCTAAACTTTCTGCTCCACCGGGATAGGGATCCGCAAGTGCTCTCATGGCAGTTATATTGGTAGATTCGTCTTCTATTTTAGTGTGGTCTAAATTATTTAAAATATTATTAAATTCTGCATTCAAATCAGAGGCATAAAGTTTCTCTCCTGAAATCCAAATTTTAATTCTAGTTAAAAGTCCCATAAATTCTCCTCATACTCAATCTACTGTATATTTATACAGTATTAAAGTCTAATTCCTACAGGTTTGAAATCAACCATTATATTAGAGATAAAAAAACTCTCTCCTACAGTAGAATTATATATTTCGTATTGCACTCTTTTACCAATATTTTCATTTTCAAAAGAGGTATCAGTTAGTTCCTGTCCACCTAAAACATCAGTATCTAATACAAATTCATCTAAAACCACACCAATATCACCTGGTGATATATTTTGAGCTCCTTTATCATTACCATCAATCCATGTTTTCACTTGAATATTCCAATTACCCTTGGGCTCACATATAACTCTAGCTCGTTTATAATGTTTTGTGGTTCTAGCATCACCAAAGGTCATATGTGGGGTTTTAAAGCCAGCATAATATCCATTACCATCATCATTTTTACTTGTAGTTCCCAATTTCCAAATATGTCCACTATAATCTCCTGTTCGTATTTCATATTCCCCTTCACTAACTTTCCATAAAAAGGAACACGAGGCATCATATCCAGAAGCATGAGATTGATTATCTTGTGGCATCCAACCCCCTAAGGGGCCAAGATCAATAAAATAACGCAACGCTAAATTATTATTAGTAACTCCTGGTTTCTCATAAACCATAAAAAAATCAATATAATTTAATGTTGGATTATAAACTGCGTGAAAATTATCTATTTCAGTTAAATTAATATATTCTCGTATCCACCTATCCAAAAAAGCAGGGCGAACTATAGAAGCAGCCTTATAATCTCCATAGGATTCTACTGCCACAACAGAATATATATCTCCATCATCGGTCATTGCAATTAAATCATTTGGAGTTTTAACAATAAGGTTATAATTAGCTAACCCACCAGTCCATGGAGCCTTATAATATCCCCAATAGGCAGTATTTGTTGATGTATCATCTATAATATATGCCTGTCTTTTACTAAAAACTATTAACCTATCACCAAATTCTACCCCCCCTGCTATACCCTTATTATCACCTGTCTCTATATAAAAAGTAAGCACATTTGCATCTGAAAAATCTGCCTCTGCTATTCCATTATTAAGTTTAGAGGCATATATAGTATTAGGCTTTGCACCAATTGCCCACATTCTCTCAGAAGCACCTTTCCCATGAACTATCATCTGAAATGGGAAGCTAGCTCCTGCCCAATCAGTTGGAATATTAGTTAAATCTGAGGTAGAAGCTGCTGATCCATTCCACACTTGGGGTCTATTTGCACCATTGCAAATATATAGAATATTGTTCATTACTGAAAAAGAAACATGTTTATCAATAGTCCAACCTGTTTTTATGGTGGTTGTAGTATCTTTCCATATCTTTCCATCTGCGGTAGCAACGACTTGAAACTGATTACCATTTTGTAATCTAAAATCATAAGTACCCATAATTCTAGCACCACCATAACCAGCACTTGCATTTACTTTAGAAGTTCCACCTCTAGATTCTCTACCACCTTCATTTAGATTAATATTCCGTGAAGGATGCACCATTACAACTGGTGGTATCATATCAATATTTGGATTATGGTTTAATCCACCTTGATTACAGGGTATTTGATAAACAGATATTAGTCTCATAATTTAGTTGTAGCTATCCGTATATATATTATATCTAGCCCCGCTACCTATTAACGCATTATCTACTGATAGTACTGGTAATGGTTTAATATTTAAAGCCTTAATTATTCTCTTTGATTCATCTGCTATATTTTTAATTATCAACAAATTTTCTGTATTGAAGGTTGACGAAAGTTCTACTGCTAAATTATATATCAATGCTCGTTTATACTCATTTGGAAGATTAACATTATCGGTTACTACACTAATTTCTGATAATGCAACAAACATATCAAGATGTAAGCTTTCAGTATCATCTGGAACAGGATATAGATAAATCTTACCTAAAGTCCATTCTGGATTATAGAATAGCCAATAGGGTCTACCTGTAACTGTTTTATCCACAATTTTAGCATATTCAAGTATTGATTTTATTGTCACAGGATAATCGTTATCTGATGAATCTCTTATAAAGGCATTTCTTATTTGAATGGGTCTAGTAGTATTAAAATCCCCACCACTTCCAATTGTATAAGAAGCTTTATCCACAGTTAGGACTGAATTATATAGAGTTATATAGGGTATATTTAACCCCTCTGCGCTCCATGAACTTATAAGGTTATTTAATGCTATCAATCCATCACTTTTTAATTGGGTGGATACTATATCATTAAATCCTACCGCTTCAATTTTTAATAGAGCCTGTCTAATAATATTTTCAGCAGTCATTACTGACATATATCACCTCATAAGAAAGTTGATTGATTTTCTAAATCATTACTTTTAAAGTAGTATCTTCCATCCTCTTCCCTGATTTTCTCTTTATATTTTTCTAAAACATGTTTTAGAATGCGATTACCCAGCTGCCTATTTATCACATTTGGTTTCAAATTTAATTCTTGTAAAAGAGATTCTACATCTAAACCTTTTTCTGATGATAAAAGTTTGTTTGCTGCAATCCAATCAGGACTTTCTTCAAGAGAAGCAATAGTATTTGAGAGAAGTTTTGCGGGAGTATCCACCCAATCAGAATCTAAACCTTTAATTTCTTCTTCCTCAAATATCTTACCTTTCTTGTAATTCAGATGATACATAAACACTTTTCCCATAAGATTTTCTCCTTATCCTTTAGTTAAAAGTTGGTGGGGAATTTTATATCCCCTACCAGATAATATTCATATCTACCTAGCTCTATTCCTGTGCAATACTTTGAGTACGCTCAGGTCTTATCCACAACACAAGATAAGTTTCTGATCCAGGATCTATTGCGGCCCCTGTTGCATTAACAAGAGTAATTGCTAATGTATTTGCATCACTTACTCTTGCATTAACTATTCCAAGTCCCGCATTAAGAGAAGGTTTATTTACAAAAACCATATCTCCTGTTTGCAACCCCTGGATGGTAAAAGTCTGTTCCGCTGTTGTATTAATTGCCACAGAAGCTATATTTAGAGCGATAGATACAATACCCCATCTATCTATTTTGCAAGTAAATAAATTCATAATTTACTTTATCCTATAATCCTAACCGCTAATTCTGGTCTAATACATTTGTATCCATACAGAACATCTACTCTACAAGGAAATGTATCAGTTGATATTGCATAATCCTTAACAATTCGCATACTGATACCATCATATACCTCTCTTGCTGAGAAATCTCTATTTTGAGGCATTTCAAGGTCAGCTGATACAAAAGCAAAAGCGTCTCTATGATAAGCTAGATGTTGTGTATATGCAGTACTTGCACTTCCTACTAAAGTTAAAGCTGCATTCTCCGCTGGTGAAGCATTAACAGTTTGTATAGCCCCACTAGTGGTTATAGATGGACTAATTGATAATGTTGCATTACCTGAACCATCAGCAGTAGCATTCGCAGTTACTACAAACTGTTGTAAGAAGGGGTAAGCAACTCGTGTTTCTGGATGAACCGCATATACTGCTGCTAATGTAAATACAGTTCCCTGAGCTATTGTGGTGCTAGCTGTCCACCCATCTGTTATAAGACTTGCTCCTGTTTGGTTAGGTCCATTAACAAGAGGAGTTCCTGCTTGTAATAGATTTGTATGAACCGGGACTACATCATTTTCGTAGAAGTTAAATCCAGCGGTTTTCCCCATCATACCTTCTCTATATTGTTCCTCAATCTGCTGACTTGAATGAAATAACCCCTTCAAGGTATCTATTGTTGCCCCCCCAGCAACAGAATCAATCTGAACACAGCGATTATTATCTTTTGGAGCTACAAACTGATTCAATTTAGTTCTTGCATCTAGAAATACCTTGAGAGTACTAGGGGTAGTTCCTGGACTTCCTACAAGATTATATACCTCCTTGTAGACATTAAATACATCTTTTTCTATATTTGTTGCAAGGACAGCCATAGCAGGTTGAATTATCCGTTTTGAAAAATCGTCCAACGATAAGGTTAGATCTACAGATGTAAAATCCAGGTCTATGCCCTTCTGGGTAGCCATGGTAAGAGTTTCCGAAGTTTCAGTAATATCCTGAGGAGTCATAGAAGCTCCGTTCCTAATTGTGTATCTATTTGGTTTCCTGATTTTCAAACTTGAACCTATTTTTGCTCCTGTCATGGCATATTCCTTACTATATTCATGATTAATTGTACCGATAAAAGAGAGTTTTTCGTGTAAAATTCTCAAAGCCTCTCTAGTAACGATAGTTGATGTTAAAAGTGTATTTGGCATAAAATTTTTCTCCTTTTATTCTAAATTGTTATCACCTTATACTATTCTTAGAATTTTATTTTGTTTCTTGTTACGCTCCTTTATCCATTCCTCAGTAGACATTTTATCTGAAAGCTCTTTATTGAGAGTTTCGCCTGAACTGCCTAATGGTGAAATGGGAGCCGGAGTTTGCGATATATTCTTAGGTGATATTGGAATTGAAAATTTTATCTCAAGATTAGCAATTTCACGAGCTAATAAGTGAAGTGGTAAAGCTGCCATTCGTGTAGCTTCATCTATATTTTTCCCAAGATAATAAGCTATCTCATGTCCCTTTTTAGAAGTAAGCACTAATTCTGCCATTTCTTCTGTATAAGGAACTTCTTTTGCGAAAGCTACTTCATCAAAATCCTTATTCTTCTCTTTGAAATGTGTTGAGTTTTCTTTAAATTCCTCCAATAACCTTTGATGATGTTCTTTTCTATCTATCGCTATTTGGTGCTGTATCTTTTCTTTTTCTTTTTGCTCTATTTTCCACTCTGTAAGAGCATCTACATATTGGTCATACGATTCAAAATCTTGGACTATTGGTTTACCCGCAGGATGTTTTGTTGTAGTTTCAAGTTGTTTTAATAATTCATCCCGTTCTCTCCTAAGAGTTTCTCTTTCCTTGACCAATTTATCAATCCTTTTTGCTACTCCACTCTTTTTTTTGATTTCTTCTGTTACTTCCTCTGTTTCTTGAGTAGTAGCTGCGGCAGGATCGTCCGATTCGGTTTGTGAGGTGTCCTGGGTCTCACTTTTTACGGACTCTGCAGAAGGATCCCTCGTTTCTATCGTCTTATTCACATCTTTTTGAGTTTCCTCTGTATTTTTTTCTATCTCCATATTTATTTCTCTCCTTTTATTCTAAATTGTTATCACTATTTTATATATTCACTAGTTCTTTCGCTCCCCTGCATGGGTGGTGAACTAGATCCCCCTATCTCCTCTTTTTCTTCTGGTGTAGTTTCCTGTTCTTTAGTTGCCCCAAATAGTTTATTTAACTCTTGAGCTATTTCAACAGCCTCCGGCCAGTCCATCATTTTAGCAAGTCTTGGTGCAATTACAGGTGCAGCCACAGGAACCATCTGTAAGAAATCTAACATACTTGCAGCAGCCTCTAATCGTCTAGTTAGATATTTTGGTCCGCTAGTAGGTACTAAATCATATTTCCCCTGGGACAAATCATTTATAATTATATCCTCTCCTGTTGTAGCATCTTTAATTGTTTTATTAAGAGGTAACATAAGTTCTTTTCCATCTTCTCCTAATAATCTCAATACTCTTTCCGTATCAAAGACTTTAGGCATCATATCTAATAATATTTTAGAGGTATAAGTAATTGATTTCGCAAAATTATCAATAAATGTATAAGTAATAGTATCGGATCTTGATTGTCTTGCTAAAATAGCTCTTCCAGACCGTTCATTAGATACCTGCCCCAAAGAAGCTTCATACATACCTATAGTATCTTTAATATCCAGATTGGCAAAATTAGATTCATTTACTACCGCAGTTGGTATTTGTGTTTGTCCTTCTCTAGTGGGTTTAGCTAACCCAGGAATTTGATTATAGAGTAAATATGGATAATTCTTTTTATTAGCATCCAGCCACATGGCATCATGCCCTTGTATCTGTTCAGGGGTTATTAAAAATGGTGCTTTTGGGGCAAGAGCAACAATTTCAGTTGCATGAGTTCTCCAATAATTATACATTCTCATGGCATCCAGAGCATCATATATTAATCCCCTATAATATCGTTTACCTTCAATATTTACTTCATGACCATAGACGGGGACTATAGGAATATATTTAGAGGGGATTTCATTAGGACCCTCTAATATTTTATCACCACTAAGTTTTGCCCACATTACTTTATGAGTTTTAACAGATCTCCTTTTAATTATTTCTAAACCTGTTCCTTCAATGGCTTGTTCTATTTTTTTATTAAAATCAACAATACTACCATCTGACAATTGAGCAATTTCCTTAGTTGTTGGTTCTTTCCAAAAATATTCTACTAATCTAACTTTATTATCCAGGAACCAACCTTCTTTTCCTTCTCCAACGCTTTGCATAGACCAATCAGCAGGAATTTTACTTTTATATTTTGTTTTAAATTCTCTTTCCTTCATTACATTACTTATAAATGCATATCTACCATCCTCACAAGTATACTCCTGGGAGGAGCAATCTAAATAAACAGTAAATCTATTAGGTATTCGTTTTATTTTAATATCTTGTTCAAAACCATCTTCTGCATATTCAGTTATAATTCTCCAATATCCGAAACCACCATCAAGGGCTTGCTCAACAGCATTATCGTAGGCATCGTCTGCAAGAGAGTTTTGTTCAATATGTCTTATTAATTCATTTCTCACTTTTGCTCCCGCAACATCTGCATTATCATCCACAGGTCTCACCTTTGGAGATATTTTATTCTGCCTAATATCACCAGACACTTCCTTAACAAATTTTCGTAATTTATTTAAAGTTAAACAGGGTCTATTATCTTGTTCTCTTTCTTTTCTTATAGAATCGTCCCATTGATCTCCATCAACGAATTTAATACATTTTAGAGCTATATTTCTATTATCTGCTCCAGCTGTTTCAGCTTCTTTAAAATCTTCAAGAGCTTGTTCTAATATTTCTTTTTCATTCATTTTAACTTACCATCCAAGATTCGTTTCTAGGATATGTAGTCTTTTTAAATAAATTATAATTTATTTTTTGCTTAGGTTTTAACCAATATTTATTTTCAATTATCATATCATAGAAATAAGAAAGCACATCAAGAGCATCATCCTTCCATCTAGGAAACATATCCAATTCGTTTTTTATTCGTTGTCTATAAACATTATCTATGTTTTTAGATATAAACAATTTAGAACCATATAATGGTTTAGAAATAGCATCTTCAATGCGGACTGCTTTATTTCTTCCTTTAGGTCTCAATAAAAATAATGTTTTGTTTTCAAGGGATATTCTTCTTCCATATTTTAAAAGTGTCTCTGCAACATGTATTTCCATAGTAGAAAGCCCTATTTTTTCAACTCCAACCTGCAATATCTCTGGGTTTCTTATATACATTCTACAAATTTCCTCTAACGCCTCAACTCTTCTAAATGGGCATATAGTAGCATCCATGATATAAATATTGCTCATAGATATATTTTCGTCTTCGGGTTTTATCCCTATTACCATTATTCCCCAGGAGTCTTCTGCTAGTGGGTCGTTTCCTATATCACCAGCAGGATCAATTGCCATAAATCTATATACATTTGTAGGAATATCTTTGTGTTCTATTTCTTGAAGAAATTTACTATCAAATTTACGAACCCCTCTTGGAGTAGGATCCAGTAATTGCTGACAATAAAAAGTTTTAGTAAATTTTAAATCATTCAATCTTTTTTGAGATAAAAATACAGGTAGACCGCTTTCAGTACCATCATTGGTAGCTGGTTTAAGTCTAAGTAAATATAATGGCTTTCCATTTGCATCTACCTTATCTCTGATATATGTTAAGGGATCATTATGAGCATAATAAGTCCCTAAAACTCTATGTGAACCACCGTCAGCACCTAGATTTTGAGCAGAATCAAACTTGTTTTTTACTTCATTCATTATATCAAGACTTTTAGCCATGTCTTCTGTAACAATGTCATCAAATACCAAAAATTCACAATGTAAACTAGTAGGCATACCTTCAATAAGCCCAGCAGCATATATATTTGGTTCTTTTCTTCCTGTCTTTCTTTTTAAAATTAAGCCATCATCTAAATTCCACAATCTAGATTCTATACATGGATCCTGATATAAAACATCAGGAAAACAAGCTTTTAAGAACTCCGAATTTTCAAAATAGTTTCTAATTTCAAATAAAAATTTTTTACTAATCGCTTTAACATAGGAAAGTAACATTGTTGATTTTTCTGGATATTTTAATTCGTTTTGTATAGTTTCTGCTATCGTAATAATAGATGTTTTCCCATGTTCTCTAGCCCAGACATCTAATGTAAAATCTTTGGGACCGCTTTCCACCTCTTGACATGTCTGAATAATAAAGGGACGATTCATTATTTCTATACGCATAACAAAATAAATAATAAAAAATAAATCATTTAAAATTAAGGATCTGAATATAGACATTTCATCTAATTTTTTAGCTTTTATATCCTTAACTATTGCTACATAATTATGAGCATATTTCACACCGGGAATAGGTGAGAAGTCCATATTATTTATTGTTACTTTATTTTCAATGTTATTCATAATTTATTTTACAGTTCCGTCAACATAGTATGTCGCTTGTATCACTAGTTTTGATTTAGTTGGTTCAGTTGTATAACCTGCTGTCGAAACAGTTACTATCGTTTTCTTTGTCTTATCATAGACTAACTTATTGTGACCTTGTCGGCGTGCTGCAACCGACTGCATTGAGTGTTTATCTTCAGCTTGTTTTTCATTCTCTATTTTGATTCCACTCTCCATATTCCCTCCTTTTACTCTACAGCTCCAACTACATAACCTTTGTTAATCAAATATTGCTCTGCTCTGTTAAAAAGATTTTGTCTCACTGTTTTAGTTCCATCTGCTAGCTGAGACAAAAAACTATTATATTCTACTTGAGTTGCATTAACTTCATTAGTTGGTTGCATATCTTCCCAAGTGCCATTCAACTTCTTAGAAGTATAATAAACAATGGTAATGTATTTTCCAACATCGTTGAAAATTAAGCTAACTATTCTTACCCTTTCGTAACTTTTTGTAACTGGTGTTGTTAATAATATACTCATATTAGTGTCTCCTTTCCTTCTTAATTTAATAATCTCCATCTCAAAATACTTCCAGTCATTACTTTTACTGTAGCTGCAGTCTCAGCTTTAAACCTAATAATAAGATTTCCAGCATTAGCTCCATTTCTAAATATTCCTTCAACTTTTGCAAGTAAATTAGCATTAGCAGTATCCACACCTGCAGAAGCTGTTCCAATATCATAAGCTCTTGCAGAGCCGTGTGTGGTTGCTACAAGTGAGATTGGAATATGCGTCTCTAATGCTAACGCTACTGGAGATGCTGGGCCATTAACTCCAAATCCTATCCCTGTAGCTGTCGCAGTAGATTGAAATATAATAAATGCTTCAAAGAGATAATCTTTATTTGCAGCTACTGCAAAACTTAGCCCTGTGACATTTGCAAAAGTAGTTGTATTATTAGTAACATCTGCTGTAATTCTCACAATATTCTCAGCTTCACCTCCACCTGCAGGCATTGCCCAAGAGCCATCATCCTTCAAATATAATCCAGTTGGTGCTCCAGTAGCTGGCACTCCACCTTTTTTTGTGTCTGATATTGATGGTAATCTATCACCATCAAATGTTCCAGCATTTATAGTAGAAGCATCTTGGTTATGAGTAGTTGCAGCTTTGCCATCTAATGCTGTTTGTGTATTTGTTGAAATTGGTTTATTCAAATCTGCAGTATTATCTGCATTCCCTAATCCTACTTGTCCTTTAGTAACACTATGAGGATTGCTAATTGAATCAAGATGAGTATCAATTACAGCATGAGTCTTTGTCCCTATTCCTGATATATTACTATGATTGATATTTCCTTCCACAATATCAATGTCAACTTCATTATTTACTGTATCATCTGTAATCGTAGCTTTTGAGCTTCCTGCATTTACCTTTTTAAACTCTAAATTTACTCCTGCCTTCTGTTTGAATACTCCTACTCCTGCTATTCCTACATTGCTAGCAGTATTGGTCTCGCCTCCACCCCCACCACCACCGACGGAAATCCAGGTATAAGGGGTTTTTGAGGTCAGAATCTTTAAAACACCTGCAACTATATCATACCAAGTTGCTCCCAGCTCCGCAGGGCTAGATTCATTGGGAGCAACATCTCCATAGTAGGTTTGACTTACCTGTATCGTAGGCATTAAACTCTTC